AACAAAGCTGGCAAGATGCTGGCCGCATCAATCCACAGGCGAAATGCAGATGGTACGTACACACTAGAGCGTGAGATTGGTGCTGGCAGGCTTCTGCACTTGGCATACTTTGACAGCTTTGACCAGGTGCGCGGGGTTAGCCCCATCATCAGTGCCATCTCTGGCTTTCAAGATGCCCTTGAGGTGTCAGATTATGCCTTGGCCAAAGCTAAGATCACACAGCTGTTTGCCCTGGCAATTAGCAGAGATCAGTCAGACAGCTTTGATGATGATGACGATGAGGCTGAGTCTGGATATGAGATTGACTTTGGCAAAGGGCCAGTCAAGATGGATCTTGACCCAGGCGACAAAGCTGATTTCTTGGAAAGCAAACACCCATCGACAGAGTTTCAAGCATTTTTGCATATGACCTTGCAGGCAGCTCTCAAGTCTTTGGATATTCCATGGTCTTTTTACGATGAGTCATACACCAATTTCTTTGGCAGTCGCTCAGCTTTGGTGCAATATCAAAAGAGCTGCGAGTCAAAGCGGGATGACCTTAAAGAGACACTCAACAGGCTGACAGGCTGGCGAATCAGCAAGTGGCTGGCCAATGGTGTCATCAACTTGCCAAATGGCTTTGATGCCCACAGCATCAAATGGGACTGGATACCAGCTGGGCTGCCTTGGTGGGATCCAAGCAAAGAGATCAAGGGCGATGTGCTGGCCATTGAGAACAATCTGCGCACACGGTCAGAGATTCGCAAAGAGCGATACGGCGACAACTGGCGGGATGTTGTCAGGCGCAAGGCCGAAGAGGACCAGTTTTTGATTGACACCCTTGGCCCAGATGCACTGAGCACATCGTCAATGGTTAATGAGCCCACTGAGGTTGAGGAGGATGACACAGATGACTAAGGCCAAACAAGCTGACCAATATTTTCACATGGCCACTATTGCTGGTGCAGATCCACACCAGATAGATAGAGCCAACAACATCATCAGGGGTGCCAAGATTGCACAGCTGGGCGATGTTGGCGACGATCGCCCCTGGCATGCTGATGAGGCAACATTGAGCACAGTGGCAGAGCTGGGTAACCGGCCAGCCAAGGGGCTCAAAGCCAGATTCAGTCATCCAGAGCCGGGGCAGTCTGGGATGGGTAGATTTGTTGGGCGTTGGCGCAATTTTGAGGTGAATGATGGGGCAGTCTATGCTGACCTGCATTTGTCACAAGCTGCATTCAACAGCCCAGGATTGGGTGACATTGGAAACTATTTATTTACTCTGGCAGCTGATGCACCAGAGGCTTTTGGGGTCAGCCTGCATGCCAGAGTTGACCAAGATGCAACCTTTGAGGCTGATGGGGCTCTGAGATTCTCAGGGCTCAAAGCTGCTGACTTTGTTGATGACCCTGCTTTGACAAGTGGGGGTCTTTTTGAATACCAGCACCAATCAATTGAGGCTGGTGCAGAAACCTTTGATAATGGGGAGCCAGACATGGCAGAAGAAAAAGTTGTTGATGTGGTTGAGACACCAGAGCCAGTTGAGGCTGTCTTTGATCTGGCTCAAGCTGGGCAAGAGGCAAAGCCATTTATTGATGCCTTTGGTGCAGAGGGAGCACAGGCATTCTTGTCTGGTCAGACCTTGCTTGAGTGCTATCAGGCCAATCAGGCTGTTTTGCTCGATCAGCTCAAGACCAGTGCTGAGGCATTTGAGGCACTCAGCAAAGAGCTGGCTGACCTCAAAGCATTTGCCACCAGTGATGGTGAGGATGAGCCACTGTCATCTGCCCCAGCTGTTGAGACCAGCAAGCCAAAGCAATTTGCAGCTGAGCAAATGGCAAAGGGTGTGGCACCACTGACAGCAAAGCTGATGGGTGGGTTGTACGGCGACAAAGAGTAGAGACTGACAGAGACCAAGCAAGACTTTTTTTGATTTTACCAAACACAAAAAAGAGGGGGCCAGAAAATGGCACATGCATATTTGACAACCAGTGATGTTGCAATCTTTGGGGCTGCTGACATGGAAGGCATCATCAGTGATGTCTTGGATGAGGCACCGTTCTTGGCTGCACTTGCGGCGCGAACGGTGATGGGAAACTCTTTTGTTTACAGCAAGAAAACAGCCAACCCAGCTGTTGGCTTTCGCGCTGCAAATGATGGGGCTGAGAATGTCAAAACAACCCGTTCCAATATCACAGTCAGTCTTGGCATTCTTGATGCCAGCTTTGCTGTTGATATTGCTGTGGCTGAGGCTGATGAGATGGGCTGGCAGCACGTGATGGGTGTTGAGGCTGCTGACCATTTGCGTCAAGCAATGCGCGAAGTAGAAGAGCAGATTATCAATGGCACAGTTGGCAATGTTGCCAGCAATGCATTTGATGGCTTTGCTGACCAGAGCAACCTTGATGACAGTGATGATGCAATGGTTGTCAATGCAGCTGGCACCACAGCCACCACTGGCAGTTCATGCTATTTGGTCCGTACTGGCCCACAAGATGTTGAGGCTCTCTGGGGTCAGTCTGGTGTCATCTCGATCGGGGAGCGACAAATTGTAGAGCGCGCTGGCAGCAGCTCTGGATTGTTCCCAGCTTATTACCATCCCATCACAGGGTGGGCAGGTTGCAAGATTGGCAGCACTTTGTCAGTTGCTCGAATTGGCAACCTGACTGAGGACAGTGGCAAAGGTCTGACTGATGACCTCATCTCTCAGGCACTGGCTTTGTTCCCAGCTGGACGTGGGCCAAACTTGTGTGTGATGAACCGTCGGTCAGCTCAGCAATTGCAAGCAAGCCGAACAGCCACCAATCCCACGGGGGCACCAGCACCCTACGCTGACTCCAGTTTTGGGGTTGAAATTGTGGTAACTGACAGCATCAGCTCAACCGAAACTTTGCTGAGTGCTGCATAATGAGCATGGTATCTGATGCAATTATTGCTGGGATTAAGTCAGCACAGACTGCTGTTGGCTCTAGTGTGACTTACACTAGAGCAGCAGTGGGCTCTGTGACCCTGACAGCTGTGCCAGGAGATTCTGTGCATCAGACAACCACAAGCAGTGGCTATGTCTCAGAGACCAGAAGCAAGGATTTCATCTTCTTGGTCTCTGAGTTGCTGCTGGCTGGCAGTGGGATCACACCAGCCAGGGGTGACACCATCACAGATGGCTCAACAACATATGATGTGCTGGCTGTGGGGGGAGAAACCCACTGGAGATACACAGACCCAACTCATGTGGCCATGAGGGTGCACTGCAAAGAATAGTTCTACTGCAAAGGATAAAATTACATGGCAGGAGCTGCTGAGACTTTGGTTGATGCTGTTGTTACCTTCTTGGGGACAAAGACCCTGACAGGCACACCAACCATTGCAAAAGATCTGTATGTGCTCAGACAGCTTGAGGATGTGACAGCACTGACTGTGATTGTCAGCGCTGGTGCAGAGGAGTGGGAGAAACTCACCAGAGCTGGGGATTGTGCAAAGACCTATTCTGTCTTGGTCTTTGTCATTGCCCCATGTGATGATGATGATGCAGTCATTGGGCCATTTGTTGAGCTTACAGAGGACCTCAAGACAGAGTTGATTTCTGGGGGCAGCTTGTCTGGTCTTGCCCCAGTTTCTGTTGACCAGACTGAGCCTTTTAGCTCAGAGCATTTGTATGAGTCAGGGCAGTTCTTTGCCAACATAATTATCAATTACAGGGGGGTCAGCTGATGGCTCATGTTTTAAGCGAAAACGCAAAACTCTACTACAACACAGGCACATATGCTTCGCCAACGTGGACAGAAATTACGCTTGTCAAAGATGTCACACTCAACCTTGAAAAGGATGAGATTGACTTGACAACGCGCAGCAGTGGGGGCATCAAAGAATTTGCTGATGGGCTGATTGATGCCAGTATTGATTTCAACCATTTGTGGGATGCATCAGATGCAGTTTTCACAGCATTGCAAACTGCTTTTTTTGCAAAGACTGCTGAGGAGTTTCTGTGTCTTGATGGCAGCTCTGCCACCAGTGGCAATCAGGGGCTCAGAGCAACCTGCATGGTTAAGAATTTCACCCGCAATGAGGCACTTGGTGAGGCTCTGACTGTTGATATTAACATCAAGCCAGTCAAGAACACTGATGCAGCTCCTGCATGGTACACAGTGCCCTGAGTGAAAGAGGAAACATGGCAAAGATTTTCAAAGACACCCAGGGGCAATCATGGCGCTTGGCTCTCAATGTTGGCACTTTGAGAAACATCAAAGACCAGCTTGATATTGACTTGCTCAATAAGCCAGGAGACATGCCAACTGAGCTGTCTGGCATTGTAGACTGCCTCTGGGTGGCTCTCTTTGACCAGACACAGGCCAGGGGGATGACTGAGCAGGACTTTGCTGAGTGCCTCGATGGTGATGTGCTGGCTGTGGCTGTTGATGATTTTATGGCAGAGTTGGCAGCTTTTTTTTTGAAAATCCAACCGAGCAAAGCAATGGCCATCAAGGGGATCTGGGAGAAGACCAAGGATCTGGAGAAGATGCAGCAAGAGGCTGTGACAACAATGCTTGGCTCAGTCTCTATAGACTTGCAGGAATGATTGGCATAGACCCAGCCCCATTGCAGGGCTGGCAGATTATGGAATTAGCCAAAGGCTCATGCCCAGAGGTCTTTGACAGTGGCAAAAGTGGCAGGGGTGTTGAGAGGCACCCAATCACAAAGCAAACCATCTCAATGCTAAAGGTTTTTGTTGATGTCAATCGGTCTGGTGTGGAAACCTGAGCTAAAAGATGCCTTCTTTGATCAGGTTGCAATTCAGAAGGCATTTGACAAGACAACCCACAAGAGCCTTCTCTGGCTTGGGGGCAGGGTCAGAGAAAAAACGCGCCAAAGGATTGGCAAGCCTAATCTTGCTGGCACAAACAGAGTCAACAAAAAGACTGGCCAGACCTCTGTGGTCAAAAGCAGGAAACCAAGAAAAGCAGGGAAGGCACCCATTGCCAGAGTCAATGACAGCAACACACTGACCCTGAGAAATGTGCAGTTTGTGGCTGACATCAAAGCCAGCAATGTGATTATTTTTATACCCATCTTTGGTGATGGTGATGTGCCAGGGGTGCATGAGCATGGTGGCACTGTCAGGGTCAATGCAAAGCTGGTCAACCAGCTGACCAAAAGAGGCACAGTCAAAAAGAAAAAGGGGCAGGCACAAAAAAGGCTGGTCTTTGGCAAACAATACCCAGCAAGGTCTTTTGCAATTCCAGCCAGACCAATGCTCAAGCAACCCTTTGAGCAAGCTGTCAAGAAATTCAAGGACAAGATGGAAAAGGGAGCATTTTAGTGGCTATCAATGCAGGCAAAGCATTTGTTGAGCTGGCCATCAAAGGCAAAGCAAAGGCATTCTCAGTTCTTGATGCTGTCAAAAAGAGGATGAGAGCCTTTGGGGGAGCTATGCGAAAAATGGGTGGGGCTCTTGCCAAGGTGGCAGCAGTGGGGGCAGCAGCAACCCTGGCTGGCATTGGTGTGGTATTGACCAAGGGTGTCAAAGCTGCATCAGATATGCAGGAGACAATGAACAAATTTAATGTTGTATTTGGTGAGTCATCTGAGACCATGAAAAAATGGTCAGATGCAACTGCCTCAGCATTTGGCAGAAGCAAAGAGCAGATTGCCTCAACTGTGGCTGGCTATCAGGATTTGTTGGTGCCAATGGGTCTGACTGGTGAGGCTGCCACAGGGCTCAGCAAAGATCTGGTTGCCCTTGGTCTTGATGTTGCCAGTTTCAACAACAAGACTGATGCTGATGTGGTGACAGATTTCCAAGCAGCCCTGACTGGGTCTGGTGAGGTGATGAAAAAGTATGGGGTGGTTCTCAATGAGGCAGCTGTCAAAGCTGAGCTGATGAACAATGGCATTGACCCCAAGCATGCAACCAATGCCCAAAAAGCCATGGCCAGATACAACATAATTCTGGCAGGCACATCAGCAGCACATGGTGATGTTGCAAGGTCATCAGACAGTTTTGCCAATCAGCTCAAAGCCATCAAAGCAAAGGCATCTGACTTCTTGGTGGTTGTTGGTGAGAAGATGTTGCCAATTCTTGAGGCTTGGATGGCTGACCTACAGGCACTGTTTGCAGTGCTGGCTGGGGATGAGACCATTGCCAGTGCAGAGGGTCAGGTTGATGCTTTTGCTGAGTCAATCAAAAAGATGGAATCACCTATTGTGCTCATCACATCTGGCATTGCTGGCATCAGTGGGGTCATCAGGACCATGCAGGCTTTGCTCTCAAGAGCCACAGCTGGCATTTTGAGATTTGGTGCAGCCATTGTTGAGGCTGGCAAGTTTGTCTTTGGGGATGATGGGTCTGACCAGAACACTCTGAGAGACATGGCTGATGCTGTTGACCAGACAGCTGATGAGCTTGAGGCACAGGCCAAGGTCAACTTTGAGGCAGCTGGCACTGACAACATCAGAAAAAAGATTGATGAGGCAAAGAGAGACATCAAAAAAGACAGAGATGCCGCAAAAGTAGACCTCAAGAAGGCTGAGAAAAAGGACTTTGATGACCCTGACTATAGTGTGCCAGCTGAGAAGATGGAAAAAGCAGCAGAGAAGATGATTGCAGCAGCCAACCCAGAGAGTCTTGATGTGACCAGAGACATCAAGGCATTTACACAGTTTCAACAAAATAAGACCAACCAAGAGCTGAGGGCACTCAAAGCAATTGAGAAAGCCATCAAGGCACAAAAGACAGCAGTGGGGGTGGTATAGATGGCAGGCACTTTGTGTGGCATACAATTTGGCACAGCATCAACCGAAACTTGGGATGCAGAAAATAGGCGTACAGGCAGAGAGCACTCAGC